AGATCGTAAGGATGACCTTTTAAAGAAGGGTTTTCAGGAATGATTTTCCCAATACATTCTTCAATCCAGGAATGATATTCTTTAGCACTAGTCCTAGTATCGTTAATTAAATCTAATTTAACATCGGCTAATTCTTTTCCTAGCTGTTTACGATCTTTTTGGGGATATTTTTTTCTCCAATAGCTATTAACGAAACGAGCTAAATAAGAGTTAAAGTGTTGGGTAATATTATTTTTGAAGGCGGTAACCATTTCGGTAGCAGAATAACTTAGAATTTGAGTTAGGTTATCCCCATCCTCCTTATCTTCACCCGTAAATAATAGTTTGAAAAGAGTTGATAACTCATTCAACAACTCGTTAGTCTTATCTGTTTTGAGTTGATAAGATTTACTTCTAATAACTCTAAAAGCCATTTTAATTGCAGATTCAAATCCATTTTTAAATTGTTTATTATCTTTCCAACCCCAAGAATTAGAATTAACCCGATTAAGAGCCCAGAGTCGAACCAACTGATAGGACTTAATTATAATGCGATGGGTTCTTTGAACGGCATCATCAATAGTATTGATATGAGAAGGGTTCCTAATGATATTTTTCAAGGGAACCTTAATACATTTGTAACGTAATTGGTTATCCATATTACATTTTAATTTATTGATCATAATTTTATTAATTCAAACTCATTTTTATCTTTTTCCGACAATCATCGCAACTTGATTTTAACTTGTAAAAGATTTTATGAAACATCCTTGGGAAAATTAAAAAAGAATAGAAGGGGATGGATGGGATATAGATTAAGCGATCCTATGATAAGAAAAATATTTGAATATGCTATAAGAAAAAATTACACATCGTTATTCGAAAAACTATTATCGGATATTATACATTTTACAGATTATAACCTCAATAGATTTCATCAGGATCATATTAATTATTGTATAATCTATAATCGAGTAAATTTATTAAAAATACTAATCCAATATGGATTAGATCCTGCGTATCCTAAATCTATATACTTTATTAAATCCTGCAAATTGGGGAGATTAGATATAGTAAAATATTTATCTAAAGACGAACGGATTGATATCAATGCTCGGAATGTGATATCCTGTTCTTCTTTAGTATTAGCAGCAGAATATGGTCATTTAGATGTAGTTAAATATTTAACCCACTTAAAGAATTATGATTTATATGATGGGTTAGAATATGCTGTATATATTGCTAAACTCAATAATCATTTTAATGTTGTTAAATATTTATCCACGTATATATCTTATTCTCCATAATCTTATAATAAATTTATTATAAAATTATTCTTGTATATCATCTTCATAATATTCTCCCTCTCCATACTCTTCTACAGATCCTGTCTCCACATTTGAAAAATCATCATCATATTCATTCTCCGGATCTTTCATCATTTCTAAAGCAGAGACATCATCTCCATTTTTATTTATAAGATAGATTATGAATACTAATAAACTAATGATCATTACACTAGAAATAAATAAATAAAAAGATGAAATACCTTGCCCTCTTGTTTTTCTTAAATTCTCTTCCTGTTGTGCCCAAATTACTGTTTGTTCAAATTTATCATCAGACATTTTAAAATAAATATAATTCTTTTAAAACCTTCTTTTTAAAAGAATTGGATAAAAATGAAAAAATATAAATCGATGGTTGGTATATAAAATGTCTGTGAGGACTATGAAACTTAAGATCAATAATACTGTAAAGCAGGATGAAAAAGTTTCAGTTCCTCCTAAAAGAAAGAATTTAAAGTTTAAGATTAATGCTCAACCCAGTACTCCCAAATCTACAATTAAATTATCATTAAACACCAAATCTTCTAATAATGTATCTAATTCATCGGATGAATATAGAGTAACAGCTGATGAATATTCTCGATATTCACAGAAAGATCATATTTATAATATTACAGATAGTTATTGTGGTTCAGATGAAAAAACAGAAAGAATTGTTAGAGCTTTAGATATTGAGAATATGAAAATATTAGAGAAAGAGATTACGTTACCTCAGGCTGTGGAGAATATTTTCGTTGAAATATCTAGTAATGCAGGTGATAATGTTGCTAGAGCTATTAAAAACAATCGTGATCCGGGTGAGGTTTTTATCGAAATGACCAAAAAGAGAATTACAGTTAGAAATGGTGGTGCTCCTATTCCTATTGAAATTAATACTAAAGAGAATATGTGGGCTCCAGAGATGATTTTCGGTACTCTTTTAACCAGCAGTAATTATGATAAAACTAAAGTAAGAACAGAATGTGGAAGAAATGGGTATGGAGCCAAGTTAACCAATATCTTTTCTAATTTCTTTCAGGTTACTGTGGGTGATCCATTTAACCAGAAACATTACAAACAAATCTGGAGAGATAATATGTCTATTAAGGAAGATCCTGTAATTACAAATTTTAGTCCAAAATCTAAAGCCTTTGTAGAGGTTACTTATGAGATGGATTTTGAAAGATTTGGATATACAGAATTCCCAGATGAGGCTTTTGAATTATTCGCTAGACATGCGGCTGATATGAGTTTTACCCAAAAAGTACCTGTTACTTTTAACGGTCATAGATTTAATATCAGAAAGGCAGAAGAATATGCTAAGCTATCTGTTGTTGATGGACAGATTAATAATCATATTGTTTATTACGAATGGTATCCCGGAACAGAAACCTTTAACAAGAGAGGTGTAAATTACGCTAGAGATAAAAAGGCTGTCCCCAAAACTGAAATCTGTGTGGTGGATACTCCAGATAAAGGTATGATTGTTAGTTTTGTAAATGGTAAATGGACTCATAATAACGGGGTTCATGCGGATGCTGCTTTTAAAGCTATATCACATGATTTATTGGAATTAGTTAACAATACTGGAAAAAAGGGGAAGAAAAAGAAACGATCCCAAAAGTTATATGTTTCTGATGTGAAAAAGCATGTGACTATTATTGTAAATTGTTGGATTGAAGATCCCAAGTTTGACAGTCAATATAAGGCCGAATTAAAAGCACCATCTCCCTCTTTCAAGATTGATGAGAAGATTCTTAAACCTATTTTAAAATGGGAACTTATGGCCAGATTATATGCAGAATTAGATGCTAAGAATTTTAGAGCTGCTTCCAAATCAGATGGGAAAAAGAGAAGACATATCAATGTAACTAAATTAGAGGATGCCAATAAAGCTGGAACTGTAGAATCTAAAAATTGTACTCTTTGGGTTACAGAGGGAGATTCTGCTATGGCTTTTGCAGTGAAAGCTTTAGGAAATATTCCTAGAGGAAGAGATTATATTGGGTTATTCCCATTAAAAGGAAAACCACTCAATGTGATGAATGCATCTCAAGATCAGATTTATGGAAATGATGAAATTAATACACTTAAGGAGGTTTTAGGTATTAAAGAAAGAGTAAATTATTTGGATGATGAAAATTTCAACGAATTGAGATATGGTCATTTTATGATCTTGGCGGATTCTGATGATGATGGAAAACATATTCTCGGATTAATTCTTAATTTATTTCATTGTAAATATCCTAGTTTATTAGCCAGAAATTATGTTATGTATCTAAGGACTAAAATTGTAGAGATTAAAAAGGGGAAACGAAAAATTAAATTTTATACTCAACATGAATATGATTTATGGAAAGAACAGAATCCTGATTATAAAACATGGAAACACAGTTATTTTAAGGGATTAGGTAGTTCTGAAGATGAGGATATTGCTGAAGAATTTAAAGCACCTAAAATTGTAACTTCCGTATATGATAATTTAGCCCCTTATACTCTTCAATTAGCTTTTGATAGTCGTTTGTCTGATAAACGAAAAGATTGGTTAGCCAATTGGGTACCCGATTATAGTGTAGAACAATTATCTGTTCAACCTATTTCTAGTTTTATTAACCATGAATTTATCCAATTTAGTATTACAGATTTATCTAGAAGTATTCCCAGATTTATGGATGGTTTAAAGACTTCACAAAGAAAGATTCTATGGGGAGCTATGATTAAATGGGGAGCCAAGATTGGAAAACAGGATTCTAACAAAATGAAGGTATCAAGATTTGCTTCTCAAATTTCTGACGTATGTGCTTATAAATATGGTGAAAAGAGTTTGGAGGGAGCAATTGTAAGTATGGCTCAAGACTTTATTGGAAGTAATAATCTTCCATATCTGTGTCGCCATGGTCAAATGGGAACGAGGAGTCGCAGTGGGAAAGACGCTGCAAGTTCCCGTTATATTTATACAAAACCTGAATGGTGGGTGCCATTAGTTTTTAGAAAGGAAGATAAACCTCTCTTAAATATTGTTATTGATGAAGGAGAAGAGATTGAACCTGTTACATTTTACCCTATCATACCAATGCAATTAATTAATGGTGCTTTAGGAATTGGTACAGGACATAGTACTTTTATACCCAATTATAATCCTCTAGATATTTGTTATTGGTTAGAAGCTAAAATTTTAGGTTGTACACTACCCGAAATTAAACCCTGGTATAGAGAATTTGATGGAGAGATTGAAATTAAAGTAAAGAAACCTACACCCAAGACAGAATCAGAGGATGAAGATTTTACAGAGACAGAAGAGGATTCAGATGATCCTGATAATGTATTAACAGATAGATTTACAAAGAGAAGTATGAGAACTACAGGATGTTTTGAGATAACTGGAAATGTTAGAAAAAAGGTGATTGTTAAAGAGATTCCAGTGGGAAGAAGTATTTTTAAATATAAAACCTTTTTAGATAAACTAAGAGAAGAGAAGAAAATTACCAGGTATGATAATCATAGTACACATGATAAACCCCATTTTGAGATTTATGGAATGAAAACAGCCACATTAAGAACACTTAAACTGATTAAAAGTTATGGTCTGTCCAATATGGTTATGTTAGATAATTATAATAGGCCTGTTAAGTATAAAGATGAATCAGAAATATTAGAGACTTTTTATCATTTAAGATTAGAATGTTATAGAAAAAGAAAAGAATATATTATTAATAACATTGGGGAAAAAATCAAAATATTGAATGAAAAGATTAGATTTATCTTAGCTGTAATTAAAGGACATGAGATTGTTAAATCAAATCCTAAAATTACACAGGAGCAGGCCAATCAACAGGAAGCTATTCTGGTGATGGGAAGAAATAAAGAATTAATTAAAGAACAGATGGAAAGAATGGGTTTTGATAATGAATTATTAAAGAAAGTAACCTTATACCAATGCACTGCTGAAGAGGTTCAGACAGCTAAAGAAGAGATTAACGATTTAGAACAAGAGAAAAAGATTAAAGAAGAGACTAGACCTGAAGATTTCTGGTTAAGTGATTTGAAAGAATTTGTTAAAGCTTATTGTAAACATTATAAATGTAAATACAAATCACCTAAACCTATGTCAACAAGATTAGTTAATTAATTATAAAAGATACTCAAAGAACTGTATCACTTACCTATAAGAATTTAAGAAATGATAAAATAAATATAATATTATATTTATTTTAATTAGATATGGATAAAATACTTATTAATGAATTACCTAAAGACACTTTATTTTCATTGGGTCTCCAATTAAACTTACCAGATCTATTAAGGTTCTGCGCCTCAAGTAAAAGAATTAATGATTTGATATGTCGGAAGAATGATATTTGGATTGCTAAATTAAATAGGGAATTTCCTAACTATAACTCTATGTTTCAAAAAGATACTCCTAGAGAAACCTATACTTTATTATACGATTTAACTAATCTTAAGAATAAATTACGATTAGAAGAAGCTATTGAAGAGATTTATCAAATGAAACAATTAGACTTAACAAGAAAAGGGTTAAAAGAGATACCCAAAGAGATTGGACAACTTCACAATTTACAATATTTACACTTAAGTTATAACCAGATAAAAGAGATACCAAAAGAACTAACACAACTTCATAATTTACAACTATTATCCTTAGGATATAACCAGATAAAAGAGATACCCAAAGAACTAACACAACTTCACAATTTACAAAAATTATGGTTAGATCATAACCAGATAAAAGAGATACCCAAAGAGATTGGACAACTTCACAATTTACAAGGATTAGACTTAGAAGAAAACCAGATAAAAGAGATACCCAAAGAACTGGGACAACTTCACAATTTAGAAATGTTATACTTAGATAATAACCAGATAAAAGAGATACCCAAAGAGATTGGACAACTTCACAATTTACAACAATTATGGTTAAATGATAATCAGATAAAAGAGATACCTAAAGAATTGGGACAACTTCATAATTTACAATGTTTAGACTTAGGATATAACCAGATAAAAGAGATACCCAAAGAGATTGGACAACTTCACTATTTACAAAGATTAGAGTTAAGTGCTAACTATATAAAAGAGATACGCAAAGAACTGCAACAACTTCACAATTTACAATATTTAGACTTAAAACACAACAATATAAAAGAGATACCCAAACAACTAACACAACTTCACAATTTACAAGGATTATACTTAAATCATAACCAGATAAAAGAGATACCCAAAGAACTAACACAACTTCACAATTTACAAGGATTATACTTAGCGAATAACCAGATAAAAGAGATACCCAAAGAGATTGGACAACTTCACAATTTACAAAGATTATACTTATATAATAACCAGATAAAAGAGATACCCAAAGAACTCTCTCACTTACCCATAAGAATCTAAGAAATGATAAAATAAATATATTTTTATATTTATTTTAATTAGATATGGATAAAATACTTATTAATGAATTACCTAAAGACGCTTTATTTTCATTGGGTCTCCAATTAAACCTACCTGATTTATTAAGTTTCTGTAATAGTCAACCACGTATTGATCGTTTAGTCTGTCAACAGAATGATATTTGGAATGCTAAATTAAATAGGGAATTCCCTAACTATAACTCTATGTTTCAAAAAGATACTCCTAGAGAAACCTATACTTTATTGTACGATTTAACTAATCTTAAGAATAAAATAAAAGATTCTATTGAAAAGTTATATCAAAGGAAAAATTTATACTTAGGTGAGGACCATATAAAAGAGATACCCAAAGAGATTGGACAACTTCACAATTTACAAGAATTATGGTTAAAAAATAACCAGATAAAAGAGATACCCAAAGAACTGGGACAACTTCACAATTTACTAGGATTATACTTAGAGTATAACAGGATAAAAGAGATACCCAAAGAACTAACACAACTTCACAATTTACAAACATTATCCTTAGAGTATAACCAGATAAAAGAGATACCGAAAGAGATTGGACAACTTCACAATTTAAAAATATTATGGTTACAAAATAACCAGATAAAAGAGATACCCAAAGAACTAACACAACTTCATAATTTACAAATCTATGGTTAAGAAGAAATTTGGGAAAGATCTAACTATCAAGTTGAAAGATAAGAGATGTAGATTAAGGGAGAAACATGCTATCAAAACATTTAAGATGAAAGAAAGGATGGTATGTATCAACCGAGATAGAAATGCCTGTCTGAATATGAGGAAACTAGTATTAAAATATTTTGAAACGGGAGAATGGTTAAAACCTTACGTAAATACCAAGAGATACCAACCACCGGTAGTTCAACTATCGAGCGGCAACTGCCTTGCGCCGAGTGGTATCATACCCTAGCGGTACATTCGGAAGTTTTCTTTAAACTTGACTTAAAAAATTGTTATAAAAAAATTTGATACAAGTTTAAAGAAAATCGCCGATTGATCCTTATTATAATATGGATAAAGAGGAAAGTATGTCTTTTTCTATGTATATGGAAGATAAATATAATATTTACGATGAAAGCTCAGAAGATGAAAATATAAAAGGTATAATAGCAGAAACACCTCCAGATCCTTATCCGGATATATCAAGGAGAATGCGAGAGAAATGGGTTGATGATGGAAATGTATCTAAATGTAAATCTTGTAAAGCCACTTTTCGTATTTATAGAAGAAGATCCCACTGTAGACATTGTGGGGATATATTTTGTAGTGATTGTACCAAGTATAGATCTAAAATACCTAAAATAATTAAAAAGATCCCCTCTAGAACAGGACTTGAAGAATCTATCGATTATAACAAAGAGGTTAAATTATGTAAAGATTGTTATCTAGATTTTCAACAGAAATTTAAGTTGGAAAAATTATTGACCATCTTTTTATTGTTAGATTTAGACATATATGATTTTAGAAATATTAGTATGGTTTGTAAACAATGGAGACATGTAGGATTAGTTTATCTCTCTAAATTCAGAGCAATACAATCTAAATTGCCTTATTCTGAATATAATGAAGAACAAAAAGATATCTTATGGAGAAATAGGTATCTATTAAAGGGTCATAATGTATGGGAAGTTTATGTTATTCGAAGTGTAAAGAATGATTATGATAGATTTAGAGAAGTTGTAGAATTATATTATAATGATTCTGAGGAAAAACTTAAAGATCATAAGGAATGTTGGGATAGAATGTGTTCTAGATATTGTAAACCTTATTTAGATGAAAAAAGAGCTTTAATGTTATTAGATGTTGTAAATATGAATACCTCTTGTATGAATCTGCTAGTACAACAGATAATTAATGCATTTGATCTTCCAGATAATGAGTTTGAATGGTATATTCCTAATTTATTAACAACAATGATAAAATCTAAAAATTTATTATTACAAAGATATATATTTAATAGATGTGAAAAGTCTATCAGGATTTCTAATTTAGTTTATCACTGGTTAAAGAATAACAACAAATTACACTTAATGGATCTTATCGAGATTTTACCTCCCAATTTTTATAAATCTATCATGAAAAGTAATAATTTATCTGAAAAATTACGAGATTGTGATAAAATAGATACCATTAAAGATATATTATCAAGCGGTAAAGTTATTTCTCCTTTGGCTCCAGAATTAGAAGACCAAACAGTATCTGGAGAAATAAGTATTAAAGAATCTGCAACAAGGCCTGTGCTGATCCCGTTATCTAAATCTACAATTTTATATAAACGAGATGATGTTAGAAAGGATCAGATTATCATTAATGTTATTAGAGTTATAGAGAAAATCTTACAAGAGAATGGAATCGATATAAATATAGTAACTTATAATGTTCAACCCACTTCGGAAGAGGATGGATTTATTGAAATAGTAGAAGATTGTGATACCTTATATAATATTACTGAAAAACAGAAATTAACTCTTCTTAATTATCTGATGAAACATAATCCGGATAAGAATGTAAATGAATTAAGGCAGAGATTTTTAAGAAGTTGTGCAGTCTATAGTGTGATTGCTTTTCTAATAAGTTTTAGTGATTCACATCTAGACAATATTATGTTAACTCAAAAAGGAGATTTATTTTATATTGATTATGGTTTTGTATTAGGTCAGAGAGCCAAACCCATTAATGTTCCAAGTATTAGGATCACAACAGGAATGTTAGAGGCTCTAGGAGGTTATCATTCAGACGGTTACGATGAATTTGTAGAATTATGTAGCGAAATATATGATATTTTAAGAAGACATGTAAATACCTTTATTATTATGTTAGGAATTATACCTAGTTTTGATGGAGATAATTGGACTTCTCCTAATATTAGTAAAAGTCTCTTACATAAAGAGATTATTAAGAAATTTTGTCCTGGTGAAACTTATGAGGAAGCTATATCTCATTTAAGAACCAGAATTGACAAATCTACAAATGCCAGTTCTTTAAATAAATATCATTGGATTGATTGGTTTCATAAACATAATAAAGAAAGAACGGTAAAAAATATGTTAGGTACAGCCATAACCTCAACATATTCAGGAACCAAATCCGTGTTGGGTGGATTATATAATTATTTATATTCATTCACATGAATTAAAAATAATTTAAAAAATAATTTTAATATAAATTATTTTTAAGAGTGCATGAGTGATTTTCCGACAATAAGGAGTTTGTCAGAATTACATGATTACGTTGAATCTCACCCTAAGAAACGGGAATTATTTATATTCTTTGATTTCGATTTGACCCTGATAGATGATGAGAAAGATGTATTATTAGAACCTGAAGTGACTAAAAAACTTTTTAAATATTTAAAACAGCACAATATAGGTCATGTTATTGTCACTGCAAGATTTTACGATACTGTATGTGATGATGAGGTGAGAAATCTTGAGGATATGGAGGAGAATGTTTTTGATTATATACATCCTATATTAGAAGAGATTGGTATGGATATTAAAAGTTATAAATCACCCGAATTAAAGAATGAATTTATGAAAGTTTATAATGATGAGGGGGAATGTGTTGGAGGATTATATAGAGGGATTTTCTTTGGTGATAGGAAAGGAGAAATTATATCTTATTTCTTAAAACAATATCCTCAATTACAGAATTATCAAACTATTTTTGTAGATGATTATGATCCTTATTTACATCATGTTAAATATCATAATCCTAAAACTCTAGTCATAAGAAGAGATTATCAGGATCATATTTAACCTTCTTTAAGATCTATTTTCTAAATTAATTAAACGTATATAAGTATACACAAACGTTAATTTAGCAAAATTGGAGGATTTAATATAATCATTTTAAAGTATAAATTATGGTTTATGAAAAATCATAATTTTATCTATTTTTTGCTAACTCTCCAATTGGAGATTTATCTTATCTTTTAAAAATTGTTAGATTAATCTAAAATATTTTATTTGAAATGTTTGTGTTTCCCAATGAAATAATATATCAGATAGGTAAACATTTAGATTATTATAGTTTATTAGCTCTAAGTTCTACCTGTAAAGATTACTATTATTTATTTGAGGAAATGAGAAAAGATAAAATAGAATATATTAATTGGAAGATTATTATCCATACAATATTTAAAAATAATAAATTTTATGTGGATAGATCTTGGGTGGTATTAGGAAATAGATCACATCTTTTCCCGAATGAATTTGAAGATTTGTATTCTGAATCCTGTCCATTATGTGAAGATGCTGAAAATATGGAATACTCTGATAGAGTTTATTATCATGGATTTGAAATAGTCAAACAGATAGATATCAATACTTTTGTTTTTAAGGGAGTGGGCGGAAAAATATTAAATGATATGATAGATAATTATTATATTACTGATGATGAATTTGTTATCCCTTTAACATTTGATGTAAAAAGAAATTTAGATATAGGATATGTTGTAAAAGATTGCAGTTATGATTTTTCTGAAGCTCATTTAGAAATATTAAACTTGGATGTGAATAAGAGATTAGATTATGGTATTTCCAAATATTCTTTAATGGGGTTATATGTTAGCCCTATAACATATAGTTATTAAATATATTTTAGACAAAATATAATTATTGAGAAGGAGCTAAAGCAGAAATCTCTGTGGCTGAAGTTGTAAAACCTCTTTGAGCCTGAGGTAAATTTATATTAGACATGGATATATCCATTTTAGGTGTATAAGGTCCATCCTCGGGCATAGGAACAACCTTTGGACATGAAGATTCCTTTTCTTCTGTCATACCACATGTTGGTTGATTGAAATATGAAACAAACCACAAAACAATACCAATTAAAACCAATAAAGCTCCGGCAGCAAAAATCCACCAGACCCATTGTGTGTTATCTTTGATAGTTAAATGTAATACAGCTGCTAATAAAATTAATATTAAACCTATAATCATTAACCAAAACCACCAATAACTAAAAATAGATTGAGGTTGCATTTTTAAGTAAAATATTTTTTTATTTATTTTAAATATCTTATAAATTAAATATGAGTACTTTACAAGGATATAAGTTATTCTTAGAAAGAAGAAAGAAAAAAGTAAATGGTAAGAAGGCAATCCTTATGGGATTAAATTATCCGGGGACCAAATTTAGATTGGCAGGATGTGTTAATGATGTTAGAAATGGTAAGAAATTTTTAAATAAGAAAGGATATGATACTAAAGTTTTAATTGATAAGGATATTAAAAGAGATTATGATTTATTAGAAGCCTTGGAAGAATTGAAGAATTCAGATGCCAAAACTATATTCTTTCATTATTCCGGACACGGAACTCGAATTAGAGATAGAACTAGAGATGAATTAGATGGATGGGATGAGGTTGTATTTTCAAAGAATGGAAGAGGGATTAGCGATGATCAGATAGTGGAAAAATTGCAATCTATTAAGAATAAAACTATATATTTAATCTTTGATTGTTGTCATTCTGGTAGTATTGCAGATTTACCTTTTAGATTGAGTCCAAATACCAGAAATATTAAAGAAAACGATTATCAATTTGAATCTGATATTATATGTATTTCAGGATGTAAAGATGTCCAAACATCTGCTGATGTGACTGAAAATAATGTATCTTTCGGAGCTTTATCTAAAACTTTATATGATCTTTTAAGACGTAAAAAGGGTAAATATACCTGGAAAGAATTGTGGTTAGAGTTACTTAAGAAAATGAGAGAGAAAGGTTATAGTCAGGTGCCACAATTATCTGTATCAGATGTAAATCTTTTTGAGAAAATAGTACAATTATAATTTTATAATATATTTCACGAATAAAATATATTATTTTGAGAATGATTTCTTTAAATTCCTTTAAATGAAAAATAATGAAAGAAAGAAATAGAAAATAAAAATAATTTTCAAAAATATCACATTGTAAAATAATAAAAATGCATTACAGTGGAGCTCTTCTTTTATTAGCACTTATCGCTTTCATTGCCGGAGTTATCTTGGCTCTTTCAGTCATTACTAAGTCTGACGAAGGTGTCGAACATGATCGTGCCAACACTACCCGTTCAACACTTTTACTCCTCGTATCATTTACACTGGTAATCATGGTACTTGCCTTTCAACGCTATGAATTAGCAGACTCCGTAAAGGACATGTTGATGTAAGTTAACCTTACTATATAAATTTTCAATATAAATTTATTTTATAAAATAAATTTATGAACTTAATTGTTCTATAACTTTATTAAACTTGTTTCTATTAACAAAATCGCCAATTTTCATTAAACTTGGCTCAAAACTCATTTTTATATAAAAATGAGTTTGAACACAACTTCACAATTTACAAAAATTAGACTTAAATGAGAACCATATAAAAGAGATACCCAAAGAACTCTCTCACTTAAATATAAGGATCTAAGAAATGATAAAATAAATATAATAAAATATTTATTTTAATTAGATATGGGTAAAATACTTATTAGCGAATTAAATAAAGATGAATTATTTTTAATAGCTCTTCAACTGAACTTACCTGATCTATTAAGTTTCTCCACCTCAAGTAAAAGAATTAATGATTTGATATGTCGAAAGAATGATATTTGGATTGCTAAATTAAATATGGAATATCCTAACTATAACCCTATGTTTCGAAAAGATACTCCTAGACAAACCTATACTTTATTATATGATTTAATCAATCTTAAGAATAAATTAGGATTAAAAGATTCTATTGAAAAGTTATATCAAAGGAAAAGCTTGGATTTACCAAGAAAAGGGTTAAAAGAGATACCCAAAGAGATTGGACAACTTCACAATTTACAACAATTATGGTTAAATGGTAACCAGATAAAAGAGATCCCCAAAGAACTAACACAACTTCATAAATTACAAAAATTATACTTACATAATAACCAGATAAAAGAGATACCCAAAGAACTAACACAACTTCACAATTTACAAATATTAAACTTAAGTCATAACCAGATAAAAGAGATACCGAAAGAATTGGGACAACTTCACAATTTAGAAATATTATTCTTAAGAAATAACCAGATAAAAGAGATACCCAAAGAGATTGGACAACTTCACAATTTACAAAGATTAAACTTAACGGATAACCAGATAAAAGAGATACCCAAAGAGATTGGACAACTTCACAATTTACAATGTTTAGACTTAGGATATAACCAGATAAAAGAGATACCCAAAGAGATTGGACAACTTCACAATTTACAAGAATTAGAGTTAAGTGCTAACTATATAAAAGAGATACCCAAAGAACTGGGACAACTTCACAATTTGCAATATTTAGACTTAAAACACAACAATATAAAAGAGATACCCAAACAACTAACACAACTTCACAATTTACATGATTTATACTTAAGATATAACCATATAAAAGAAATACCCAAAGAACTAACACAACTTCACAAATTACTAACATTAGACTTAGGATATAACCAGATAAAAGAGATACCCAAAGAGATTGGACAACTTCACAATTTACAAACATTATGGTTAGATGATAACCAGATAAAAGAGATCCCCAAAGAACTAACACAACTTCATAAATTACAATATTTAGGGTTAAATAATAACCAGATAAAAGAGATACCCAAAGAACTAACACAACTTCATAATTTAAAATATTTATCCTTAAAAAATAACCAGATAAAAGAGATACCCAAAGAGATTGGACAACTTCACAATTTAGAACTATTATCCTTAAAAAATAACCAGATAAAAGAGATACCCAAAGAGATTGGACAACTTCACAGATTAGAAAAATTAATCTTAAATAATAACCAGATAAAAGAGATACCCAAAGAGATTGGACAACTTCACAGATTAGAAAAATTAATCTTAAATAATAACCAGATAAAAGAGATACCCAAAGAACTAAAACAACTTCACGATTTAGAAAAATTGTGGTTAATAATAACCATATAAAAGAAATACCATGGTACTCGCCTTTCAACGCTATGAATTAGCAGACTCCGTAAAGGATATGTTGATGTAAGTTAACCCTAATATATAAATTTATTTGCTTACAAATAAATTTATCAGAAATCGTTCTCCTTTAATCTTATTAATCCTTCATTAACATTATCATAAGTCAGATAATTTGTTGTTTCAGAAGATTTATTTGAGACTGAACTTAAGAATGATTCCTCCACTCTAAGTTTCTTTCGAGTTGCTTCCAATCCTGATAGATAAACTAATCGCTCAGTATCTCCTCCATAACTCTTGAATAATTTTTCATTCTTGGAAATTAATCTAACAATTCTATCTTTATCTTGAGAATAAAACTTCCATCCACTCTTTTCAGCCTGTATAAAGAATATATCCGCTAATTCTTCACCACTATAAGGATCACAATTAAACTTCCACATACACCTTCTAGGAAGACCTGGCTGAGCTGCAAAAATTCCAGCTTTCATTTGAAGTTTATAACCCGCAAGTATAACTACTATTTTATCAGGATTTTCACTTAAATATTGATTTAGAGTTGTTAAGGCCTCCATACCATATGCATCTCTAACATCATTTAATAAACTGTAAGCCTCGTCAATAAATAATACCTTTCCTGTATTCTCTTCTAATAACTTTTTGGTTTTTCCTGCTGTCTGTCCCAAATATCCAGCCACAAAATCATCTCTAGATACTATTTTAATAATATCTTTATCATCAGCATTTCTTATTTCTTTTTCTGTATATTTTTCATAAAAGTATTTGTTAATATATTCATTATCATTAAAAGCCCAAAATAATAAAAGAATAAAGATGATAAATGCTAACAATAAACTAAACCAATATAACCCTAATCTTTTATAGGTGAAACTAATAAATTGTAATATATATGTACCACCCCAGGCCAATAAAAGTAAAATAACTTTAAAAACATCTGCCTCAGATACTGATCCGGGTATTTCTGTTGTATAAGACTTTTTGATAGTGGTTTTGGATGAATTTTCTAAATAACCTAATGCAAACCATATTTTGGCTAATATCTTACCTGCAGATGTTTTACCCACACCGGCCGGACCAAATAAAACTGTATTCAACATAGCTTTACTCTTTTTACCGTCTTTTAGGTTCTCAATCAGATTAAGAGTCATCAGAGCAATACTCTCTTTTAATCTATCCATACCTACTAAATTATTAAGTTCTTCTAAAGCATCTACCAATAAATTAGGGTATTTTATGACTTGAATCCCAGGTTCATTCTTTTTAATCCCTCTTTTTAAAATATGGATCAGAGATTCCAATTCAGATAGTTTCTGACAAGATGATTCAGAATCTGTACTTTTATCTGTTTCTGTTAAAGTATATTCTGTAGACATTAATAGAATAAAAAATTATATTTTACTATTGTAGAATAAATTTTTAATTTAATCTAATTTATATAGATAAATGAGATGAGGTAGAAAAATGATTTCAGGCTGTGTTTAAAATAGACAAAAAAGGTTTAAAGAGACTTTCTTTAAATACAAACATGTCTATTGTTAACTTTAATAACTTAAAAGTAACCACCATGACAGTGATTGTTAATTTGGAGGGAGATGCATTTATTGAGTCTGCTTTCCCCTTATTACCTATCACTCGTTTAGATTTATCTAAAACAAACACATCAAAAAAGAAGTTTAAAATACCATGGCCCGGTAAAGAATATGCTGGTAAAATCTTTTCTGTTAAATTTCAGGGTAAGACTAGAGGAATTGTTAAATCAAGTTCAGGTAAAAGTTTTAGAAATTCAGTGGCGGTAGAAATATGTACTTCGGGAAAAAATATATCCGCTAAATTAGTTAAAAATAAAATTCATATGTGTGGTCCAACCAGTAGAGAATTAGCTATGGAGACAGCCGAACACATTATCAACCATTTGTATAGTTTACAACAAGATTTGAATTATATTCATTCTCACACTAAGGAATTGAATACAGTTATTAATTGGTTAGAGAATGAATGTAAGGGGGAAGAATATATTATTAATGAAGAGACCCAAGAAATTATTGATTTACATGAAACGGATTATATACTCAATAATGTGGTTTATGATTCAGAAGGTAACGTTAGATATGTTTTTAAAGAAACTGAATTTAAGTGGTTGCAAGGTGATACAATTAACTCTGAAAACGTAATTATGGATAAACATGGACATCCTTATTACAGAAATTTAACTAACAGAGAAAAGAAAGATGGTTTACGAGATTATCCTTTAATGATTATAGGAGAAAACCTAGTTATTCCTAATGAAGGAGATAGAGTTCCTACAGATTTACGAGGGAAAAAATATAAAAAGGTGATCCGGGTTCCTTTGAGAGTGAGAAAGGTTACTAGTGTTAAATTTCCTGATTGTTTTCATAAAGGAGTTGAAGGTGATAATATTACTTATCCGGAACATGTAGATCAGAAAATAGCAGATTTTCTAATTAAATATGGTCAGGATTATGCTTATCATTCTACTTTTATGGATTTTTTGAAATCAGTAAAGAATTTAAAACAGGTCTGTACACCCAATCTGGGTATTAAAGATATGAATATTGCTATGATTAACTACAGTTATACGTTAAAGATGAATATTAACAGAAGAAAATTATCTCAACTCATTGATGGATATGATGGATTTGATGCTCGATATGATAACACAACTGATCACCACGTAACTATTACTTTACCTTATGAACTTCCGGAAGGATTTGAGAGTATTAAAAGAAAAAATAAAAATCTATGTCATACCTTTATGGTTTATAAATCCGGTATTGTTACTCAATCAGGCCCTTTACCGGAAATTATGGAGGGAGCCTATTATAAATTTATGGGTTTTATTGAATCTGTAAGAGATCAGATTCGTTTAAAATCAGACAAACCTTTTGGTATTAAATATAAACCTACATCATCAGAAGATTATTTAAGAAAAGCTTTAAAAGTTCATTAAATTGATTTGCCGATTTTCTTTAAACTTGGCTCAAAACTCATTTTTATATAAAAATGAGTTTGAATTAATAAAATTATGATTAATAAATTAAAATGTAATGGATAACCGATTACGTTACAAATGTATTAAGGTTCCCTTGAAAAATATCATTAAGGACCCTTCTCTAAAATTGTTTATAAATTTTGAGCCAAGTTTAAAGAAAATCAGCGATTTAGAAATAATAAGACACAAAATGTTCCTATTTGTATTATTACTTGTAGCGGTAAATGCAGAATATTACGATCTGGCTCTAAAAAGAGAAACGTCCTATCAGGAATGGAGTATTCATGGTTTATGGCCTCAATATAATAAAACCAGTTGGCCTCAATATTGCAATCAAACAACCTGTCAGAGATTCGATTGGAGAGTATTAAGGAATATCAGCTCTGATCTGGAAAAATATTGGATGAGTTATGGAGATTTAAAAGACGATGTTCTCTTTTGGAAGCATGAATGGGTTCGTCATGGATGTTGTACCTCTTTTTCATTATATGATTATTTCACTACGGTCTTAAAAGTATATAAATATGCTAAATCCAGTAATTTTTATAATTGTTGTAAGCAATATACGATCATGGATAAATGGGAATCATGTTTATTGGCTTACGATTGGAAATCCTTACACTTTCAACATTGTGAATTGTAAAATATTTGTTATATTCTTAACAAATATTCATTCTAATAAGTATTTATGATCTATATTAAAATTCTGAATAGATTCTTTATCTTCTTCTAATATTTTAGATGTATTAACTAAAAATAAACAATCATCCAAAGTTGTAATCTGAATCTGGTCTGGTCGCAATCTTAAAATATGTCTAATATCATCTAGATTACTTATAGGTCTATGTGATTCTTTAATTAACTCTCCTTTAGAATTAAACCCTAATACAGATTTTATAATTTGTCCAGGTTGTAATATTTGTGTTTTATAAGATGATGTGTTTGGAAATACTTTGACTATACCTACTCTAGGAATATATTTATTATCGGGATTAGACAAATAAGTATTTATATTTGGAAATATGGATGAATATCTCTGATCTAAATTAACACAACATAATCCTGCAAATATCTCATAATCTATTATTTCCAATCTAGGATACGGGTTAATAATTCTATTTGTTTTTATTGTTTGATAATTACTTTTACATGTATACCAATCTCCATTTCTACATAAATTTAAAGATAATTCTGTACCTACAGGAATCATATCTACAATCTGTGGTAAAGTCATCTTTCTATCAGTAAATTTATACAAAAACTTAATCTCGTTATCCTTATATTTAGTAGGGTCTTCCAATTTACCTATTCTATAAGAAACCCCAAATCTATCTATTAATACAGTAACTAATACTTTATTTTTAGGATTTTCTAATTCTGACAAGTTGAAATTCTTAGGATTAGTCTTTCCATCCTCTCCCCAAAAATAATCATAATAATCTATTCTTTTAATCACATCACCCTTTTGTAATTGGTCAAATATACTATCTGGATAAACTTTCCGTATATATATTCCATATGTATATTGAGATCCTGTCTGTCTTTTCATAATTTCTCTATTGGTATTATTCCAAGCTAAAGATAAACTGGGAACTCTAACAACATTGTGTTTTAATAATTCATTATAAATACCTAAAATAGATCTGGTAGGAATAATAGATCCATCAGCATCTGCCAAAAGACCTATTACTTTTCCACTATTATTAAATACTGGAGAACCTATTAATACATCGCTATACTCTCCACTGATCTGTATATAAGATGGTGGTCTACTCCAACTATCCTCAAAATTTGAGTGGGTATCAGAAAAACTCTTTATTATTGATTTTATGTTTGTATTATAACCTATAGTTAATAACTCTTGAGTTAAAATTAAATCCATGTCATCACCAAAACTAACATTTAATTCAGGTATGGTTGATTTATTTAATCCTCTGGTTATCAAATTTAAATCATCGTGATAGATTTTACATAAAGCTATATTTCTCTCTCTACAGATACCTATCAACTCTATAGATAATTCTCTTTTTCCGGTTCTTAAAAGTTTCCCAGATATAGATATAGCATTCTCTACAATCTCACCACATGTTAAAATTAAACCTTTCTCTATATCAACTATAAACCCTACTCCGATTACAATCTTATCTTCGGGTGGGTTATAGGGTCTTAAAGGATCATAGATGGCTTGACATGTTTTTATTTGTAAAACTGAATTGGTATATTTTGATGCGATCTGATGCCACATTTAGTTTATATCCATATTTCTTTAAGTTGATAACTTAAAGAAATTATTATTGAAAGCAGCAGAATTTAGGTTGTTCATGATCATCCTCTAATTCTATAAAACGGTCTTTTCTTCTATAATGATTTAATGTTGTATTAGAAGGTATTTCTAAATTTTTATTTAAATTATCTAGAAGAATATGATGATAATATTGTACAGATTTATATAACATACGATTGATAAAACTATGGGCTGTATTGGTTACACAACTATTGATAAAACTCATAGCATTCCATTGTTCACATCTCTCTCTAATTTCTTTTGGTGTTACTTCATAAGGTCCCATATCTGATTTATTTCCGATGAGTACTATAAGAGGAAGATTCTCGTGTTGTATATTTTTATCTAATTCTTTTTTCCATTTCTCCAATTCTAACCAAGTATTTCTATCACACATATCATATACTAGAAAAGCTATATCCGAGTTTCTAAGATAGGATTTAACAATAATCTGTTTAAAACGATCAGCTCCCGCACAATCCCAAATTTGGACTTTGACTGTCTGATATAAATCTAGGTCTTTAGGATTTTTCTTTGCATATTCATAATAATATTCTGGTTGTGTCCCTGACAAAGGATATTCTTCCAATTGGACTAATTTGTGAGAAAATCCTATACCTATAGTAGGAGCCACCTCTTCTAATGTTTTATTGTTTAATAGATGTATTATTGTAGATTTACCCACAGAAACACTTCCTAATACGACTATTTTGATTATATAAAAAGGTGAAATAATATTATTTATCTGATCTAATTCCATTTTATTATGGAATAATATATTTAATTGATCCATTAATTTGAATATTCGTTAAGATATAATATACTTAATATTATGGAATTAGCTGAAAAGAAAGTACCGAAATTAAAGGTTGTACAACCTATCAAATTACGAAATTATCAGAAAGAACATTATCAGAAAATCATATCTATATTACAGAATGAGATAGGATATTTAGATTATAGTCCCACCGGATCAGGAAAGACTCATGTCACACTGGCTATTGCAGCAACTTTTAAGATGGGAGTTATTATTATTTGTCCTAAAACTGTATCTACCAATTGGAGAAAATGTGCTAAGCGATATGGTATTCACGTTTATTGTGTTATGACTTATCAAACATTAAGAGGAAATAAAACAGGTGTAAATCATGATCTTTTACGCAGGGATGGAAACGTATTTTACGCAACCGATGTCTTAGAGAAATGCGCTAGACATGGTGTATTAATAGTATTTGATGAATGTCATGCTCTTAAAAATGAAAACTCACAATTATATTCGGCTCATGCTTTGGTTAAAGAGGCTAAAAGACTCTCAAGAATGGGATATAATATAAGAATATCTGCCTTATCAGCCACACCGGGAGATAAGAAAGAGAATATTGCTAGTTTGTTAAAAATATTAGGTGTGATTATTTCTGATAAATTGTATAAATATAATAGAACCAATAAAATATATGAAATGGTGGGGTTAAGAGAAGTTGTAGATAAAGCGAATCGATATGATCGTAATTCATGTTTTCACGCATGTGCAAGACCTCTAAATAAAACTACTGTAAAATTTATCTGTCATGACATATATACTCGAATTTTGAAAAGAAATTTAACCTCCGGAATGCCTGAACCACCTAATTTAGAAAAGAAGGATGCTAAGAATTTATTTGCTATTATGCCTAAAGAAGATGTGGAACAGATTAGAAATGCAGCTATGCTTTTCAAGTCAGCCACCAATTATAGACATGAGATTGGTGAGGTGAATTATCAAGGAATTAATTGGGGAGATCTGATTAAATCCAGAAGAGAAATAGATAGCGGTAAAGTAAGAACCATGGTCAGATTGGCAAAGAATGATTTAGATTCTGATCCGAATTGTCAGGTTATTCTTTATTTAAATTATACTCGGGATATTCACAGAGCTTATGATTTATTATTAGAATATAACCCTATGATTTTAAATGGAGAGGTTACAAAGCAATCAGATAGAGATGATATAATTGAAAAATTTCAATCCGATGATAAATATAGATTATTAATCAGTCATCCTAAAGTGGGAGGGATGTCTATTGATTTACACGATCTTCATGGAAATAGGCCCCGAATAACATATCTATTACCCTCTTATTCCTTTATTGACTTATATCAAGCCACAGGAAGAACTCATAGAGAGGGGGGTAAATCTGTTTCTAAAATAAGATTTATATATTCAAAAGATTTTCCTCATGAATCAGGCATATTAGATTCTATGGCTAGAAAATCTAAAAATATTAGAGACATAATGAATTCTAAACAGGAGAGTATAGTATTACCAGGTGAATATGATGATGAGATCGAAGAAGATAAAATTGACGAAATTAATGCTTAAAATATATTATTTTAACCATTACATTATGAATACAAGATTAGGTTATGCATGTATTAATATGACTCTTAAAGAGCATAAAGTATGTTGTAATCGCACTTGTAGGTTAGACACAGCTATTAAAAAAGGAGAAGATTCTGGTTTTAATAAGGGTTCAGAAGAATATTCTGAAGCTATTTATAATTTCTTGTGTGATTATGGAAAAAGTAATCTAGAAGAAATGTTTAAAAGTATCGCCTGGTCTCGAAAGCATAAAATCTATTTTTATCGAATGAGTTCTGATATGTTTCCTCATATTAGTAACTTAAGAATGAGAGGACATATGACAGACGATCATATTTATAATTATAGTAATCTAATATTTGCTAAAGATATAATTTACGAAATAGGTGCTTATGCACAAAAATATGGGATCAGATTAACCATGCATCCGGGTCATTATAATCAGTTAGGCAGTAAAAGTGAAGACGTTATATCTAATACCATTAGGGATCTTAGTTGGCATGCCTTATTATTAGACTTATTAGAAGAGGGTGCAGAATCGTATAATCAATATCTGATCAATGAAGATAGAGAAGATGAGATTAAAGAGAATGTAATGAAACATGGCATATTATGTATTCACGGTGGAGGTACTTATAAGGATAAACCTGAAACTATATCCAGGTGGAAAAAGACATTTAAGACTGTTCCTGAATTTATCCGCAGACGCATAGCTTTGGAAAACGATGAGAGGGGATATTCTGTGGAAGATCTATTACCTATATGCAATGACTTAAACATACCTCTTATTATGGATTTCCATCATTACAATTGTTGGGCTTATTATCATAAAGACAATCCTGACCAGAAACCTATTGAAGAGTTATTACCTCAGGTATTAGATACATGGAAATCTAGAGATATGATCCCCAAGTTTCATCTATCTGATCAGGCAGAGGATAAAAAGATAGGAGCTCATCATGATTATGTGGAATCTATTCCTGATATTCTGTTAGACCTTATAGATAAACAATATAAATTTGATATTATGATAGAAGCCAAAATGAAAGAAAAAGCAACTTTAAGATTATATAAAAAATATTCAAAGAAAATCGATGATAGAGTATCATTTTGATCTATAATAAAAAAAAATCTGTGATTTTCATTAAAATGTGTTTTGATGCAAGTTAAAAAAAAATATGATTGAAAATCATATTTTTTTATATTCTAAAATAAAATCGAATGGGTCGAAATAAATGTGAAAAATATAGAAATATTGAATCGAAACATATTAAATCTAGATATGTATGTTCTAAAAATATTAAAACTAAACAATTGGAAGCCAAAAATATATATTTAAATGGTGCAGATATAGAGTGTTTAATAGGCAGACCAGGTATTATCAATTCACCTATAAATTACGATTGTATGGATTGTGACGGTAATCCTATTAAACCAGATATGATCGATCAGGATATCTGGGATTTTTTAGAGTGTAATCGTAAAGAGTATCAGAAACAATTAGAGTTAGATTATTTAGATGGGAGAGAAAATATTAGATGTATTCAAAAAGCATATGATTGTCCTGCACCATGCCCCCCAGATTGTCCTATTCCTGAAGATTGTAATATAACAGAATGCCCTTTTTTCGATCATGAAACCAATCAATGTCAGGGTGTACCATTACCATCAGAATGTATCCCTGATTATTACGAATGCGATCTCTTTGTGGAAAACAAGTTATATAAAACACAAACAGTTCCATTTTATTTTAAAGTAGATAATCCGTGCGGAGGTGTTAATGAAGAAGGGTTTTCTTATGCAACATCTAGATTTTTAACAAACATGAGTTATAATTTAGATATTAAAAATATAACATGTAATTTAGCCACTAGAATTGGATCTATTTTAGTACATTATGCTTATAAAGACTCTGGAGTTAATGAATCAAACCCCATAGAAAATAATTGTCCTAAATGTGATGGTGATGAATCCGAAGACGGTATAGTGTGTCTTTGCGAACCTTCGGAAGATATTGTCTGTGGTGTTGTAAGGCTTAATTGTAGACAATTTGGTCCTACAATAAATATTAATATAGGTGAAGGTTGGGGTGATATTATAACTATCCCATCTGATATTATTCAGGCTATGATTAAATCGACACCATTACCTATAAATAACGAGAATATAATAGGTGCGTTTCAATTATGTATTTTCTTAGAAGATGGGTTGGAAGTTGCAAGCAACTTTACACCCAGAGGTGGTGGTGGTGGTAAGTCCGGAAGTACTACAGGACCAGTCGTAACTCACACAGGTTGTTTTAACGGTGAAGCAAAAATAGTTATGGCTAATGGTGAATTAAAGGAAGCTAAATTTATAAAGGTTGGAGATCTTGTCCGTACTCCTTCAGGAAAAGCTGATACTATAATATGTAAATTTGTTCAAAAGAAAGGGTATAAAGAATTAGTTAAGATTGACGATTTATTAATTTCACAACCTCATAGGATTAAATATAGGGGGAAATGGGTTAAACCTATTGAAGTTCCAGGTTCTAAATTAATTGAAACAGATATACCTGTTTATAATTTTATTACCGAAAACTCAAAATCTATCATAGTCAACGATTTTATAGCATCAACAATTGGACAATTTTGTGAAGGTTCTCATGATAAAGAAAAAATTAACCATCAACTTTGGGGTTCAGATAAAATTGTAAAATTGTTTAAATGTCATCCACAGTGGCCTAATATAGAATTAGAAAATAACGATAAATTTTTAAATGCTCTTAAAAATAAGAATTTTATATCATGGTTTTTAGATGTTGAGAAAAATAATACAAATATGATTTCAAGTAAAAATCAACTGCGTAAAATTTTAAACAGGATATAAATATTCAAACATTTTATTATAACATTATAATAAAATGTTTTCAAATGTTAAAAATATATATGTATTGTTAATAGGTAATTCGTTAAAAAGTTGTAAAAACGATATAGATATAGTAGAAAAATTATTAAAAGATGACGCTATTTTCATACAAAAATATAAAGATGTTAATATATTAAAAACATTATCTATTTTTTTTAAAGATCTAATATTAAATAAAGACGATTTATTAATTATTCATTATTCAGGACATGGAGAAATGTTGGGGAAAAAGATAAATGGGAAAATAGATATAATCAGTACTTGGAAAAATATGGACGGAACTCATGTTTATAGTTCTAATATTGATAAAATATTATCTAAACTTGACTGTCATATATTTCTACTTTCTGATAGTTGTCATAGTGGTTATTTTGGAAAATATTTTATAGGAAAATCTCCTTTTTTATTTATAGGATCAAGTAAAGGTGTGTTTCCTAGTACTCAATATCGTAAAAAACATACAAACGTTTATTTTGGAGCGTTAACATATATAATGGAATATATTATTAATAATAATAAATTTAAAAGTATAAATTTAAATGAATTTATAAACTTGTCTAATAAAATGTTTAGAAAATATAAATTCAAATCATTACCAGTTATAAAAAGTTTTAATATAAAAGATAAGTGTGTATAATAAAACGAAGATATGATGCGAAAAAGTAGATGGTGGAAAAAAATGGAAATTTTAAGAAATAAAAAAGACGATAATGCAAACTTATATATATCCCAAGAACGGCCAGCTTTTTTTGTTAATAATAGTTTGTATAAAACATCCACCTCATCAAAAAAAATTTTTTCCGATGAAGATATAAAAGAAATTTCTAAATTTTATTGTTCCAATTATAAAATAGGTAAATCTAATGTTACTCATAAAATAAGTATAAATGATTTAAAACGTTTTTTAAATTTAGATTGTGAATTATTAACCATTCGAAAGGATAACTTAATAGGTTCTATGTTATCAATTTATGTACCAGTTACTATAAATTTAACTATAGATAAAACAAAATTAATTGAGACATCCGAAAGATTTGATAATATGAAATCACATGATTCGATTATGTTTGCATGCGCATCTTATTTAATATTAAGTAGAAAATATAGAGGAAAAGGATATGGAATGGCGTTAATACAAGAAAGTTTACAAGTATTTTATGATTATGGAGGTTTAACTGCGTATTTTATCAATTCTGTTTCAAGATGTATTAATAGTATACCTTTATATTCATGGATATTTCCATTAAATTTATCAAAATTAGATAGATGTAACTTTAATTACCCCTCTAATTATAAAAGTTTATTTAATTTAAAAAATAATTTAACCTACACTACAGTAAAAATAAATAGAGAGAATTCTTTGCAAGCTTTAAATTTTTATCATAAATTTATGAAAGATAAAAAACTTTATTTTTCTCCTAGTAAAAAATACTGGTTAAAATGGGTTAAAACTTTCCCAACATATATGGTTTTTAATAATGATGAAATAATAGGGTTATACTGTTTTAATCATGAAATTAATTACTATCCTATTAACAAAGAAGAATTGCTAGTTGGATCTTTATTATTATGTGTCGGTCAACAACCACAAACTTTGAAAAACGCTTTACTAGAATCTAAAAAATATTATGATTTGGTTAAAATTTATGAAACTGGTGATATGAATAAAAAAATACTTAATACTGTAAATGCTATAAAAACTGAACCTAATGTTTTTATTAATTTTTTTAATAATCAACTTTTTTTAAAATCGTCTGACATATATATACCATTATTTTAACGAATATTATCATAGAAGCCAAAATGAAAGAAAAATCTAAATAAATCTCAAAATGAAGAGTTAATGAAAAAGAAGAAATTTATGATTTTTAGGAAACCATAAATTACACTTAAATTTGTTTGGTAGGAAAGAGGATTTTTCTCAAAATAGCGTTTGTATATATCTATATACGTTTAATTAATTTATTAAATTGATCTTAAAGAATTTAAAACTGATATGTTATTCATAGATTTTAATTCTATAAATGAGACAGATGAAATTAAAGGTAAATAAACCCATTACTTTAGAGGATGTTCAGAAACAATATGCTGATGTTATGGGGAAAGTAGTTACCACAAATTCTAAAAATAATTCATTGTTTCATATTTATGCTGAAAAGATGGGAAAGAAATTTAGATGTAGATATGAAGGATTCTTACCCATCAGAGAGGGAGATGCTATTGTAGGAATTGCTGAAGTAACTAATGAAAAGAGATATGGACAGACTCTACTTTTTCATTTTCCTCCTTTTGTTATTTTAGCCAAAGATAAAGAGACTATATTATCTAATTTTATGAAATCCTTATTGGGAAGTGGGTTCGGATCTCTTAAAGCTCATCAACTTTTAAGTAAATTAATTCATAGATATAATGATATGAATGGAGTTATTCATTATTTGGATACTTTATCGTGTAAATATTATCATTATAAATCTGAGGATTATAGGGATCTGATCCCTTATTCTTTAATTATTAAAGAGAAACAAATGTTAAAATTATTAAAATGGTGGTATAAGAATAGAGTCTTGAGATCCTTATATCTTTTAGGATTAACTAATAGAGATATATTGAAATCTAATTTAGATCCTCTAGAATTATATGAACAATGTTTAACAAATCCATATAAACTCCCTAATTTAGATTTGGATAAATGTGATGAGATTATGCATCGAATGGGAAAACCAATTCAGGATAATCTGAGAGATTGTGGGAGGATCATCAGAAAAATTTACGATATGATGATGAATGGATGGTCGGGTGTTCCTAGTAATTCTTTAGTTAAAATGTTTCCTAATGTAACCAAACATATCGATAAGTTAAAAGATGAATTTGATGTGGAGACTGAATTACATACAGTCTATTTGGATAATGCATATGATGTTGAAACAGGAATTACAGAATGGATAAAAGAATATAATAACATGGATCTATTAGGTTTTCAGGTTGATAAGAATGATATTCAATTCTCCAACCCTACAATTACAGAAGAACAGAAACATGCTGTAGAAACCTCTTTAACTAATAATATCAGTATAATTACAGGTCCTGCAGGATCTGGAAAAACGGTTACTATTAGAGAGATTGTCTATAATTTAGAAAGATGGGGAATCCCTTATAGATTGACTAGTTTTACCGGTAAAGCTGTCTCTAGAATCAGAGAAGTAACCGATAAAGATGAACCTATGACCTTACATATGATGTTAGCCTTATCTAAAAAATGTAAAGATTCTACTTTTAAAGTCTTAATTATAGATGAAGCTAGTATGGTTACTACAGAATTATTATGGGAATTTAGAAAATGTTATACTCATGATTATAGAATTATATTGGTGGGAGATAACAATCAATTGAGACCTATCAGTTGGGGTTCACTCTTTCATGAATTATTAAAGTCTGGGAAGGTTAAAACATCTTATCTTAAAACAGTTCATAGAACCCATAATAGTCATGATAATGGGATTCTTATCAATGCTAATAGAATTGTAGAACATATGGACCCAGATTATAATGGACCACCATTTGAATTTTTCGTATCTGATAATTTTGAAATGTTGGAAGGAGATATAGATGTGGTTAGACAATTAATCCAGATTCTAAATAATACAGGAATCCCTTCTGATAAATTAGTAATTATATCTCCTTTTAATAGAGATTTAGATGTATTAAATGAAGATTGTAGTAAATTATATAATTCAACTAACAGATCTATGAAAGATAGTGGTGGGAAAATATGGAGAGTAGGAGATAGAGTCATGATGATTGAGAATAATTATAAAATTAATATCATGAATGGTGATGAGGGTGTGGTGACTGATCTGAATGAACGTGAACTCTCTGTCAAGTTTAAGAATGGTACTCATGTGTTTAGTTTAGATCGAAGTTTAAATAAAGATATTGAAGAGAGAGAATCCAAAAAGACAATTAATGTAGGCATGTTAATTAAAAGTTATGCGGTTTCAGTTCACCGAATGCAGGGGTCAGAAAAGGCATATGTAATAGGTTATATACCTAAATATAATTCAGGTAGTTTTTTAAATAGAAACCTATTATATACTCTCATCACAAGAGCAAAAAAGAGTATATGGATGGTGGGGGATATAGATACTATGGAAAGAGCTGCTGTGACAAACCCACCCTATCGATGTGACAATTTAGCTTTACGATTAAATACGGAATAATTTCATATATAATTAATTATATATGAAAGATGTATATATTTTATACGTTTATTTACTTACGTTCTCTTCTTGCAACGAGTTCTCTCTTTTTATGAACTTTAGATTCATTCTTAAGAGATAAAGGAGCAGGTTTACTACATCCTTCGATGTTATTTACATCGAAGCTGTTGACTGGAGCTGCTGTGTTGATATCGTAGTTAGTGGTATTACCGTTGGCAATATTGTTGCTAAAAATAGTACATTCTGTAGCGTTATTATCGGTATATCCTACAAGAAAACAACTTACAACATTACGATTTACAGTGTTATATTTAATTTGTTCTTTTAGAAAAGAAAAGAAACTGATCCCTTCAAGTCCAGTACCATCCGAACTTACAATATTTCCTCTAATGGTATTAGCATCGCTTCCAATGGAGAGATCTCCATCTCCGAATACATGGATTCCTAATTCAGCACCTTTAGTACAGAACACTGAATTATTTTCTACAGTACATCTAGAAGTATCGCAGAGAGCAATACCTGCTGTTGGAGATAAATTCCCCTTACCCCTTACATGAACTTGGTTATTTCTAATAACTACATCGGACCCAAGTTGTACATATATTCCTGTACCAAGGTTATCTGATCCTGCTTCATCAGCCACAATTAGGTTATTTTCAATAAGTATGTTTTGACCGGCAAATTCGGGTTCGAAGGCTACATCACCAAAAGCTGATATAAAAATTCCATACCAATCTTTAACTGTAATATTGCAATCAGCAATACGAATGTTAGAACTGAATACTCCGGGGTTATTATTATTAGTTTCTATAATAATACCTCTGTTCAGATTTGCAGCAGCGAGAGAATCTAATTGGCAACGCAAAATGTCTCCATTTGTACAGTTGGTAAAGAAGAGAACGCTACCTTGTACTTGAGCCTCGGTCATAGTAAATTTATTAACATTGTCAAAAACAGATCCGTAGTGGAAAAATCCGGAAGTAAAGTTATCTAGATTAAGTTTTGACACATTAACATCTGCTGAACCGCTAATTCTAAGAGCAGCACCATCAAAAAATTCACCCATATCTATGAAATGTGGTGAACGTATATCAACATTTGAACAAGAAAACATATGAAGACCGGGAGCTGTATTCTTGCCACCCTCGAATCCTTCCAAATGAACATTTTTCAAAATGGCACCGAATGTATTGAAAGCTAATACAGTTGGTTTGTAGGTGGGTTCCGGATTAGCTGGAGTAACAACGGTGATCTTCTTTTGGTTGAAATCAAGAACAACATTTTTAACGTTCACTATGGTGATAGCACTATTATTTTCTGTAAGAGTCCAGGTAAAGTCCTTGCAGAGACAATAGTGACCTGGCTTGTTAATGAGGTAAGGAAGTGATTTGATTACGTATTTCTTGACGCATCTTTTCTTAGAGCACTTTTTTGTTTCGTGACAGTTACACATTTTATTATGTTTCATTATGTTTCATTATTTTTTTGAAAATATATTTAAAAATATATTTTTAATTTTCGATTAGAAGTAATAAATTTTACTTACGTTCTCTTCTTTCACCGATCTTTACCTTTAATGTCTCAGAAAGTTTAGAAAGACTGACAGGAGCAGGTGGTGGTGGAAGAACGCATCCTGAAATGTTGTTGACATCAGTGGTATCTACTGCGGTAAAGTCATAATTTGTTCCGTTTCCATTAGCAATATTGTTGCTAAAGATACTACATTTGGACTTTAATCCCAAAAATGCATCAGTATAACCAACAGCAAAACCATTTACAACATTGCGGTCAACTGTGTTGTAACTAGCTGGTAAATCCTCAGTAAAGAATGAACCAAGAACAATACCTTCAAAACTTTGTGAGGCAGGTGTTTCTGGGTCGGTGTAATCTAACTCAGCAGAGACGTGATTTCCACGGATCAGGTTACCATATGATGGCTGGCTAAATTGTAAAATAATAATACCTACTTCAGCACCCTTATTGCACATTACATTATTTCCTTCTAAAGTGCAATTAATAACATCTATAGTGAGGATACCCCAACCATCTGTTAATTCACCACTAATGGTATTGTTTCTAACAACACAATCTTTTACGTTTTGTAATTGAACTGAACTAGGACCAAATTCAGTGTCTCCATCGGCTCCAGTAATAATATTATTTTCAATAAGAATATCTCTATTATATTCGGGAGCTGCGGGGTCGAATCCAAAAGTGGCGTTCCAAATACCATACCAATCTTTAACAAGAATTTCACATTCAGCAATACGGATATTTGCAGAGTATTGACCGAGTTGTTGGTTATCACCTTCAATAATAATACCTCTGTTTAAGTTTTGGGCGTTAAGATTATCTACTCTGCAACGCAAGATTTCTCCATTCTTAGAGTTGGTAAAGTAGAGAACGTTACCCAAAGTTTCAGCGTCGGTAAAACTAAACCCAAGAACATTGTCAAAAACTACACCGTAGTGAAATAATTCTGAACCAAAGTTATCTAAGCGAGCTTTTGATACTACAATTTCTGATGAATTAGAAGCCAGAAGAGCGGCTTTACCGATAAATTCACCCATATTTATGGTCAATAGTGAATTTACTTCAACAACTCCAGAATCCAAAATATGAAGACCAGGGGCATCATGCTCGGCAGCACCGCTGGCTTCCAAGTGAACATTTTCGAGGACAACATCTAAGGTATTTTGAACTAATACAGTTGGCAAGTATATTTCCGGATCAGGGATAGGATCTGGCTTGACAACGGTGATCTTCTTTTGGTTGAAATCAAGAACAACATTTTCGGTGTTCTTGATAGAGATTCCGCTGTCGGTTCCGCTGAGAGTCCAGGTAAAGTCCTTGCAGAGGCAATATTGACCTGGCTTGTCAATGGTGTAGGGAAGTGATTTGATTACGTACTTCTTGACGCATCTTTTCTTACAACACTTTTTTGTTTCGTGACAGTTACACATTTTATTATGGATTTTTTTTATTTTTTGAAAATATATTTTTAAATATATTTTTAATTTTGGAATAGAAGTAATAAATTTTATTTTCGTTCTCTTTTTTCTCTTTTATGATGTCTATCTTTTTTCTTATGAACTCCTGATCTTTCCAATTCAATAATCTCTTCTAAAATTTCCTTTTTATTCTTTATAGGTACAGCCTCTTCTTTGATAGGAACAATAGGTTCCTCTTCTTCCTTCTCTTTAGGCATACTAATAACGGGTTCTTTATGTACTCTGACAGGCACATTTGGAATAGTGGATACTTTAATTTCTTTAGTCACTACTGGGAACATATTAAACGAAAATCCCATAATATCAGCGATAGATTGTACATTAATATACATCATGTCATACTCGATATACAAAGAAATAATATTAGCAAGAGCATCATGGTCAAATTCATACCAATCAGTACCATAATTGGTTTTGTATTGTTTTACAATAACTGACAATCTCTCCATCATTTCAGGATTAGTTTTACAATAAGCAATTAATTGGTATTGAATGCAATGGGATTCTTGCAATTTAGATAAAAAATCTTCCGGGTTTTCATGACAGACTTTTAAAACAGCTTTTACTTTATCATCTTCTAAAGTATCTTTTTGTACAATAAGACACGAATATTCCATTTCTTTAACATCATATTTCTTTATGACAAAAATGAGATTATAAATTAAAAAAGATAATAATAAAGAATGAACTCCCAAGAATACTTTCCACCTCAAGAAGAGATTGAATTAGAAGATGAGACTAGAATTGCCCATCTACCCATCCAATACCAACACATGTTTGAATTTTACAAAGAATTAGAGGCGAGTTTTTGGACGGACGAAGATATTGATAAAGATGCTGAGAGAGATCCTTTTGATTATGAAAAAGCTTCTGAGGGAGAAAAGAGACTCTTTAATTATGTTCAAGGATTTTTTGCGGTTGCTGATTTTGTTGTAGCCGATACTGTTGGAGATAAATTAATGAATAGAATTAAAAATGAGGATGTGAGAATCGTTTATCAGTTTATAGTGGCTGTTGAGAATATTCATAAAATTACCTATGCAAAAGTATTACATAAAGCCATTCAAGATAAAAAGGAGAGAGAAAGAGTTTTAAATTTTGCCACTAAAATCCCCAGTATTAAAAAGAAAGTAGATTGGATTCGAAAATGGATCGGAATGGATAATGATGTTCATAATTTAAATAGAGAGACTATTTTAGGAATTATGGAATTGGTAGATACTAATAATAGGTTATTAGGAGCTCTTCATCCGGGTGAAGATCTGGACCAATATAAATCTGATTATATTAAAGAATTGGAGGAGAAACTATCTGAAAAGATTCCTCTTTTGGATAGGTTATTGGTGGCTCTAGGTATTATGGAGGGTGTATTCTTCTCAGGAAGTTTTGCTGTGGTATTCTGGTTTGCTAAAAATGGGTTATTTCCTGGAGCATCCAAAGCCAATCAATTAATTAAATTAGATGAGGGGAAACATGTTGAGAATGGAGGATTAATTCATCGAACCTTGATTAAATATCCTGAGGATCAGAAGATTGTATATCAGATGATTAGAGAGGCTGTTGAGATTGAATCTGACTTTATGATGGACGCTATGCCTGAAGGATTAAGAGGAATGAATAGTAAACTTATGATTCGATACATTAAATATTCAGCTGATTGGGTTTTAGATGTATTCGGATATGATAAATTGTACAATATCAGATTTGAGGATACTTTTGATTTTATGAAAAAACAATCAGTAACCGATACATTTACAGATTTTTTCAAAGGTGAGGAGGTGAATTATAAACTTCATGGAAAAGACGAGACGGCTGAAGATAAGATGATCGTCTGGGATGATATATCTGATGAAGATTTTTAAATAATTTATGTAAAAATACATAAATTAAATTCTAATATTAATTTCTTTCAGTTCTTTCGGTATCTCTTTTATCTGGTTATGACTTAAGTCTAATGATTGTAAATTGTGAAGTTGTCCCAGTTCTTTCGGTATCTCTTTTATCTGGTTATTATATAAGGATAAATATTGTAAATTGTGAAGTTGTCCCAGTTCTTTCGGTATCTCTTTTATCTGGTTATTTTGTAACTCTAAATATTTTAAATTGTGAAGTTGTCCAAGTTCTTTCGGTATCTCTTTTATCTGGTTATTACGTAAGTATAATTCTTGTAAATTGTGAAGTTGTCCCAGTTCTTTCGGTATCTCTTTTATATGGTTCTCACCTAAGTATAATTCTTGTAAATTGTGAAGTTGTCCCAGTTCTTTCGGTATCTCTTTTATCTGGTTCTCACTTAAGGATAATTTTTGTAAATTGTGAAGTTGTCCAATCTCTTTGGGTATCTCTTTTATATGGTTCT